GGAAGATTCAATAATGCCAAATGAGAAGGCAATCTAACAACAGTTGGTTGGTCAATACAAATGTATTTTCTGGACATTACTTTGTTTATGCCAGTGAATACATCTTTGTTGAAACCATTCTCATAGTTACAATCTTTAGGGTCTTCACTCCACTGAGGTATTGAGGCACATCCTGTCAGGAGAAGTAAGGCAGATAATATGAATCTAGTTATCATCTATTATCCCAAGTCTGGGTCTTGGCCAAAGTTTCCAGTTCCTACAGGTATCTCAATAACTGAGGTCGTTCCGTCTTCAGCAATAATAGTCATTCTAATCATCTCTGTACCATCGTCATTGGTTATAACCTCATAAGTTACTGTATTTCCTTCTAGAACAAATGAACCAAATCTTACTGAACCATCGTTTGAAAACATTGATTCGACTAATTGTTTTGCCATCTGAGAATAGATTCTACTCTCTAGGTTACGAATAAATTTTGCCATGGTTGTATTGTCTTCAGCTCTCTCGGCAGCCTTTCTTGCAGCTTCAAGTGAATCCATGATTTCTTTTTTTCTTGTGAACTCTTGGTTCTCAACAGTTAGGTAATGAGATGCAGTACCTTGACCACTGAAACTAGGGTTCTTAAATTTGTGTACGATATCAGCACTTATAGCGCTCATAAAGAATATTCCACCGAATAGTATTGCTGTGACTAAGTATTTGTTCATTTTCGTTTCGCCTCTTCTTGTAACCTTTGTACTTTCATATTCTCCTTCATTTCTAAAACTACATCAACTTTCTGTTGTAATCTTATCAAATCTTGGTCTAACATTCTTGTCTGGTCTATTACTTTAATCAATTGAAAATGCATCTTTTCAATTTCGGGTTCTAGTTTTTCACCTACAAACCACCAAATATAATATATGAAATAGCCAAGTCCTACTGACATGACTATTGGGAATCCGTAATCAGATATAACTTGAGCGATATCCATCAATCTCTCCTTACATCTAGTTTTTCGTCTTCTATGAAGTTCTCTGCTCTAGCGATTCGTTCTATGTCTGGTCTTAATTCTAACGCTGATGAAACTAACAGGTCTATCTTAATCATTTCGTTTGACATGGTTCTTGCCCTATTCTCTAACGACTTACAAAACATTGTTAAAGTCGATATTGAGTCTACTACACCTTCTAGTATCTGTTTGATGACTATAAAGATGAAGAAACCCATCAGAATACTTCCTGCAATTGGGGCACCCACTTCACCTATTAGATTAAAAATCTCTTCCATACTCTTATTTATACAAATTGACTGTTATCTAGAGGCTAAAAAAAAGGGACTCAGATGAGTCCCTTTCAGTGTCCTTGTGAGGACTTACTTTAACTGCGAGTGTATCTCGTTGATTACAGCTGCCTTAGAACCACTTCGTTTTACCTTCAGTGATTGTTTATCAGCAAGTTCTAGTAACTGGACTTTAGTTAATGTCTTAAGTTCAGCCTTAGATGTAACACCATTATTGTTTTTATCTACAACAACACCAGACTTTACTACTCTTGGTTTTGAAACCGGAGCAGGAGCCGATGAAGTTGTAGTACCACTTTCATCTCTATTGAGATAAGCGTAAACAATAACAAATAACACTACAATTGCAATTGCGTATTCCATAATATACTCCTATTGAAATTATGAATCTCCAGTATATCGAAGTTCCATTGATTTGTAAAGGGGGTTTTTATAGAACTTTTTAGTCCTTTGCTTTTCCAACATTTAATGCGACCCAATCAAGCAGTTTATAAGCTTTCTTGACTATGCCATCATCAACTGGTGTAGGTGTAAGAGCTGCAACTAGAGATGCACCCATTACTAACCAAGGTAACACTTGTACCCAAGCAATTATCCATTGAAGAAATTCCAACATATAATACTCCTGTTATTAATTGATTTATAACAAGGATATTTAGTTTATGTTAGTGCCTATTGAGTATTTTTGTGTGAGTTTCCACTGACTCTTTTCTTTATAAGGTATAACCTTAATCTGAGAGAGTGGCGCTCTAGGCTCTTCTATTTTCTTTGAGTCAAGTACCTTGACAAGGTTCCATTGTCTTAATAAATCGACAATAGTGTTTCGTCTAGCGACATCTGATTCGTCAAAGTTTGTTTGTTTGCCATCGAGTTTGAATAACTCTTTGAAGTGGACAATGTAGTACTTGCCCCTTTTGTGTAGTATATGACATGACTGAAAGAGTTCCTTTTCTTTTCGAGACGCTACACCTATTCTAGATAGAGTTTCTCTTATCTTTAAGAAGTCATCCTTTTCAGGAAATGTTATTTCTACTAAGTCTTTTACTGATTCTAATAAGTCATCCATTATTCTTTCCACCAATTTTCATACTGTCTTTCAAGTCACGATACTGTTTATCACTTAATAACTCAAGATATTCTTTGGCCCTTTGTGAAGAGACACCGAAGGCGCTCTTTACAGTTTCCACTTTCTTACTTTCGAAAGGTTTGTGCCATTTAGAAAATCTTTGTCGTTTTCTAAGAGTATTTATGAAAAAACAGTATTGAAGACGGTGGCCAGTGCTATGTCTGGTATTCATCTCGTTTACTAGAAAGACTGCATCTTGGTGATAAGATAATGCCTTATTGATTAGGAATGGTTGATATGCTTTCTCTTCGATATCATCAACCATGATATCTTTTTTGTCGTAAGAGACCGACTTAACGAAGTCGAAAGGATTTCGTTTGGACATTTACTTTCCTGTATGAGCTCCGAAAGTTTTAAGGAGTTCTTCATCATTGAGAGGTTCGCCAAAGAAAACAATTTCGCCTGTCTCTCTAACTTCTCTCTTGACAACACCATTATTGAATTCTATATCGAGTACCGAACCATCGTTACCCCTAGTATCATACCAACAAGATGTTAATGAATGTGCATGAAGCGACTTAACGCCATTTGCCCATTCGTGTGCTAGGATTAATCTCCTCTGTCTATCTACTGTTTCGTTATATTGTGTCATTGTTTGCTTCTTGGGTTTCTTTGTTTATTCTATCCGCAGTTCTTTGAAAGGACTTTTCAAGTTGATTGTCAAACCATCTCATGAACCACTGTCTTAATTTACCCATTATGCTTCTTCGTTTGGATTCCACATAACTAAGTTTTTAGTTTTGAGTCTGTTAGCAACAATACGGTATCTGTTTCTTTCTTCTGTCCATTCTTTTAACCATTTGTGTCCATCTCTCTCTGCATCTACAAAGATTGCATTGGTAAATGCTAACGGTAATAGTATTGCAATATGTATGATGATACTGATTAGAGTATTGTAGTTAAAGAACCCTAAGTAGTTTGCAGCCAGAAACCCGAAGAACACACTCCATACAGTAAACAAAACTAACATAAAGTAAGTTTGTAAACTTGGGTCAGGTATATATTTTAATGGATTATATTTCACATCCATAACTCTTCGCCAACCGTTGACAAGTGCAAATGCAAGTCTTCTTAATAGACTTGGTTTTTTCATTATTGGTTCTACTTTCATTTCATTCTCCATCAATGTGATTTCTCACATACTCTTTTATTACATGCATACCATATGTTGCCCATGTAATTACTATTAAACTCCATACTAATAATTCAATCACTTAAACTTGCACTCTGACATAATCTCGGTGAGACATGCAGTGAAGTTAATTTCTGAATCCATAGCGAATGCAGCCTTGTACTGATAATCAGCGATGAACAAAACAGCTGCAGGTATAGAACTTGGTTCTAATCTTTGTTCGAGTGCATCAAATACCTTACGATATAAGCCATTGAAATCATTATCAGAATTCTGAGCAACCCATTTTCTCATGGCGCCCCAGTTTTTACCTGCAATCATATCAATCAATGGTGTGAGTTTTTCTTCTGATAATGTCGCTAGTAGCCCACTATCTATTACACCACTTGCACCATATCGTTGAACTTCGTTGATACATCGTCTGAAATCTGGAAAGAACTTTAGTATAAGTTCTACTAATACCTTTTCATCATACTGAATACCCTCATTGTCACATATAGATTTTAGTCTATCAAGGCCACCCATTGCGAGTGCTTGTTTTTCGTTCTTGGGTATTGTGAAATCAATTACAGTACATCTACTATGTAGAGGTGCAATGATTCGATTCTTGTAGTTACATGTAAAGATAAACCTACAGTTACTTGAGAACTCTTCTATGAAGTTTCTCAATGCAGGTTGTACTGAGTCAGCAGATATGTAATCTGCTTCATCAAGTATGACCACTTTCGGGCCACCTTGAAGAGATACAGTAGAAGCGAAGTTTTTAATCTTTGTTCGCAAAGTGTCGATAAGTCGGCCTTCGTCACTGCCATTGATGACAATGAAATCAGCTCCTAACTCGTTACAGAGTGCCTTAGCGACTGTTGTTTTGCCTGTACCTTGTGAACCACAAAGCATCAGATTTGGTATCTCGTTATTAGAAACAAACTCTCGGAATGTTTTCTTAACGCCTTTGGGTAGTATAGTATCGGCAATGATAGTTGGACGATACTTTTCTACATATAAAAATTCTTTTGTATTCATAATTAAGAAGAACAAACCCCTCCGAGTGTTCGTGTATTAGACCATTGATGATGAGATTCTAATACTCCCATGAAAGTAGCGGAGACTGGCGCTGTTTCACACATAAGTATTTATGCCTAAGCGCTGTAAGAACTATCTGGTTCTAAAGCAATAAAGTATTCTAAAGCCAAATCTTTATTATTGAAATGAGATATGCCTTTTGAGGATACTGCGACTGAGTAGTTGCCATCTAAAACTTTCAAGTTCTCAATCTTGAAGTTCATGGTGAATGTGTCACCATTGCCTTCGCCCACAACTCTACTGAATGTGTTTGAAGTTGTATTCTTCTTATCAGTTACTTGCATCTGAATTTTAGTCCCATCAGATGTAAGTATCAAATCATTAACACCCAATACTGAAGCTGCCTTTTGCAATTCAGTTAGAAGTGTAGAAGATAACTCTATATTAATCTCTGCCTGTGGCATAGTAATCATCTTCTCTGGTGAAGTGACCATACCCTCTGAGGCATAGAAGTAAGTTAGAGATGTATCAGCATCAGCAATACTCAATGACGCATCATTGAAATTGAATTCTGGATTCTCTAATAGACTAGTTGCACCTAGAAATTCTACAAGATTGTAGATACTAAATGACTTGTCGAATGTTTCTGGTATCGTAGCGATAGCCAGAATATTCTTCATGTTAGATATCGTCTTAAGTTGATTGCCTGAATCTACTTTGATACCCGAATTAATTGTAGCGAAGTTTTTTAATATCGCCTTTGTTTCACTTGAAATTTTCATTTCTTAGTCTCCATTTTTATCGTGATTATTTAAAGCAAGGAATCCATAATGAATTACTTTCAAAAGGTCGGCACGATTTTTCCCACCCTTTTTGCCATATCGTTGGGCATACTTTAAAATATTCCCAATACAAAAACCTTCACCGTGTCCTGCATCCATAATGAATTCAGTTGCCTGATACTTGTTCAGACTGTAGTGTTGGTCATAAGTTGAATCTACATATTGAGAGAACTCTTTTAGAAGTTCTCCCTCATTGTATTTGTAGTCAATGCCTCGTTGGACTTTGATTTTTGACTTAGTAAATAAACCCATATTAATCATTATACTCTTAAGAGTCTGTTTCGTCAACAGGGTTTTCTAAATGCACACCATCATCGACTTTAGTGTAAAGGTCGAGAACAGCGTTTCTAGTTTCTTCATCGAATCTAGATATGCACATTGTAATTGCCTTGAGTTTGTCACCAAACATCTTGTAAGCACTAACGATGTGAACTAACCTTCTGGTTGTAATCACATCATCAATGGCGCCTTCGTAATAAGTCTTTCTGATTATGTCAGCCCAATCAACTAGTTTCTTAACGAAGTCATCGTCAGCATCTCCAGTCAAAGCCATTTCTTGTTTCAGAATGTTTCTCTCAACAGTCACAGGTGGGTATTCTTGTTGCATGGTGATAGCGAATCTTTCGAGCATCGCCTCATTCATGATTTGAGTACCAATGAACTTGCCATCCTCAGACCCTTGGCCCTTAGTGTTGGCAGTTG